GCCTTTGTAACTCTATTTGATGCTGAGGTAAAACAGGCCTACCAGGGCAAGGCTATGCTGGTTGGTGCTGTACGTCAGCGTCGTGGAGTAGAAGGTTCTACCGTCCGTTTCCCTAAAGTTGGTCGTGGCGTAGCAACACCACGCATTACACAGACCGATGTAACCCCATTAAACGTAGGCTTTTCCAATGTAACTTGCACATTGCAAGACTGGAACGCTGCTGAATATAGCGATATTTTCAGCCAAGCCAAAGTAAACTTTGATGAGCGCTCAGAGCTCGTACAAGTATTGGGCAACGCTATTGGCCGCCGTCAAGACCAGTTAATTCTGGACGCTTTGACAGCTGCTAGCGGCACAGGCACAGTTAGCAACGATATCGGTGGTACAGATACCAACCTTAACGTAGCTAAACTGCGTGACGCAAAGCGCCTCTTGGATCGTGCAAACGTACCCCCAGAAGGCCGTCATATTATTCTCCACGCATCCGGCTTAGCATCATTGTTGTCTGAAACAGCTGTAACCAGCTCAGACTTCAATACCGTTAAGGCTTTGGTAAGCGGCGAGATTAATACTTTCTTAGGCTTTACTTTCCACGTAATGGGTGACCGTACTGAAGGTGGCTTGATTATTGATGGCAACTTGGATCGTACTTGCTTTGCTTTCCATAAAGACGCTATCGGCTACGCTGAAGGTATCGCTCCACGCACCGAAGTAAATTACATTCCAGAAAAGACATCGTTCCTAGTGAACTCTGTATTTTCTGCGGGTGCTATTGCTATCGATGCTGAGGGTATCGTTAAGATTACCGCTCGCGAAACAGCATAAAGGAGACTGAAAAATGGCTTATAGCTCAACTGGTTTTGCAACCATCGCCGCATCCAAAGCTGGTAATTCTCCAGCGATGTATGCTTATAAAACGACTGACGCGATTGCTGATGTCAATACAGCTGGTTATTTCAATGAATTGGCAACCATCCTTAGCGTTGGCGATCTAATTTATTGTGTAACCTCTACTGGCACTACTGCTGTTGCTACTTTAGTTTACGTTCTTTCTAACGCCTCTGGCGTTGTTGACGTAACCGATGGTACAACTTTGGCAAATACTGACGGCGATTAATAGCTTTTAGTATTAAAATGGGCCATTACTGAGGTTTCTCGGTGGTGGCCCATTATTACATTGGAGAATTAAATGGCAGCTGGCGATACCGCTCTATCAATTTGTTCTGATGCTTTGTTGATGTTGGGCGCAAAGCCGATCTCCTCATTTGATGAGGGATCCGATGAGGCGTCTGTAGCCAATCGACTGTACCCAGATATTAAGGATCAAGCGCTACTTATGTACCCTTGGTCTTTTAGCTTTAAAAAGACATCTATTGGTCGTTTACTAACTACCCCTATTAACGAGTACCGTTATGAGTATCAGCTGCCAGGAGACCGTTTAACGAGTCCTAGAGCTATTTACGATACCAACGCTACCAACATCCCGCCACGCAAAGAATACCGCATTATTGGCGACAAGCTGCTTACAGATTACGAGCAGGTTTATATTGACTATCAATACTCGGTGCCTGAGTTTGAGATGCCTACTTATTTTGTTCAGCTGCTCAAGTATATGATGACTTGGCATCTTGCTTTGCCTATTACCGACCAAACAGACAAGAGTCAGTACTGGCAGTCTGTAGCTACAGGTGGCCCATCCGAAAATGGCCGTGGTGGCTATCTGCGTCAGGCTATGAATATTGATGGCGCTGGCAATCCAAGCAATGCCATTAACGACTTTTCGCTTATTAGCGTGAGGTATTAATGACTCGTTTTGTAAGCATACAGACTAACTTCTCGACAGGCGAGCTCGATCCGTTACTCCGCGCCCGTGTGGATTTAACTGCATACGCAAACGCACTAGAGAAGGCAACCAACGTAGTCTGCCAGCCACAAGGTGGTATTCGCCGTAGGCCTGGCACTCGTTACATTACATCATTGGCAAACACAGGCGCAGACTCAGCGGCCAACGGTGTGCGCTTAGTCGAGTTTGAGTTCTCCACGTCTGATAGCTATATGCTCTGCTTTACGCATAATCGGATGTACATATTTAAGAATAAAGTCTTAATTACAAATATTAACGGTACGGGTAATCCCTACCTAAGCACATCATCTGTTGGGTTAGTTGGATCTACTTTAGCCAATATCGTATGGACTCAATCGGCTGATACACTAATCGTGGTACATCCTGACATTGCTCCAGTTGAGATTGTTCGCGGCGCTAGTGATTCTCTTTGGACGGCTGGCGCAATCGCGTTTGAATCAATCCCAAAATATAATTTCACATCCTCTTTATACAACCCAGCTGGTACCCTAACCCCATCCGCTGTATCTGGTAAGGTTACATTAACAGCCTCGGAGGCAGATGTAAGCGATACAGCTCAAGCTGGATCTACGAGCACAACGATTGTATTGGCCGCTGGATCTAGCGCTACAAACGATGTTTATAACGGTAGATACATAACTATTACAGGCGGCACGGGTAGCGGACAAAGAAGGGTTATTACTGACTATGTTGGTGCTACAAAAGTAGCAACAGTTAATTCTGCTTGGACGACAACGCCAGATGCAACATCAACCTACACAATTAGCATTTTTAGCCCTGCCTCCGTTGGCCAGTATATAAACGTATCGCCACAGGGCAGAGCTAAGATTGTGCGATATACATCTGGCACAGTAGTTGACGCTATTACTGAGTTTCCGTTTTTTAATAACAGCGCAATAGCTACAGGGGATTGGGATTATGAATCTGGGTACGAGGCTGTTTGGTCTAGTTCTAAAGGTTATCCTCGCTCTGTTACTTTCCATGAAGGTCGCCTTTTCTTTGGCGGTTCTAAGTCTCGCCCTAGTACTATATGGGGTTCTAAAGTTGGCCTCTTTTTTGCTTTTGAAGCTACCGAAGGTTTAGACGATGACGCAGTAGAGGCAACGCTAGATACCAATACATTTAATGCGATTGTCGATATTATCTCTGGGCGCGACTTGCAGGTGTTTACAACTGGTGGTGAGTTCTATGTACCGCAGTCCGGTTTAGATCCAATTACGCCCACTAACTTCTTTGTTAAGACTGCTAGCCGTAATGGCACACAGCAAGGTATACGGGTTCAGCAATTAGAGTCAGGCACTTTGTTTGTTCAGCGTCAGGGTAAATCACTTAACGAGTTTGCTTATACTGATACTCAGGCTACCTACGTTACTCAGAAAATTTCATTACTTGCTGGTCATTTACTAAAAGGGCCAAGTCGCTTGGCTTTGCGTAGGTCTGTAGCAACGGATGAGAATGATTTGCTTTTGATGACGAATACAGAAGATGGCACGATGGCCGTATTTTCGTTATTGCGAGCTCAGAATGTCATTGCTCCATCCGAGTTCATTACGGTAGATGGCGCATACATCGATGTCAGCGTGGATATATCAACGATATATACCGTTGTGCGCCGCAATGTAAATGGCGTTAATCAGTTCTACGTTGAGGCGTTTGAGGATGGCTTATTGACCGACTCCGCTAAGACTGGCACGGGCGTGGTTACAACAGTAGCAATGCCGCACCTAGCAACGGAGACCGTTAATATCATTGAAGATGGATCGGTACAAGCTAATCAGGTCGTGCCTGCTGGCGGTACTGTTACTCTGCCTAGAGCTACCGCAAGCTCGTATGAGATTGGTTTGCCTATCACGGTATTAGCTCGCACAATGCCAGTCGATCTAAAGCTACAAACAGGCACACGCCTTGGCTTTAAGAAGCGCATTGTTGAGGTAAATGCACTTGTTGTTGAAACGCAGCACATGAGAATCAACGATAAGCTCATCTCGTTTAGACAGCTGGGCGACATCTTGGATCAGCCAGTCGCAGAGTTTACTGGCACTAAAACATTGCATGGCATCTTGGGATATTCTCAAGAGGTTAAAATTACGATATCTCAGGACATACCGCAGAAGATGACTCTGCTAGGTATGGAGTACAAAGTAGCTACGCATCAGGGGACATAGATATGGGCGCCGCAGCACTACCAATTTTTATTGCCGCAACAGCGGTATCGGCTTATGGCTCAATTAAAGAAGGCCAAGACAAAAAGAAGTACTATGACCAAATGGCGCAACAGACTCGCGTTGAGACTGAGCGCAAGGCTATACAGTATGAGTTTCAAGCTAATCAAATATTGCAACGCACCAACGCAGCCAACGCGGCTGTAATTGCCCGTGGCTTTGCTGGTGGTGTACAAGCCTTTGAGGGCTCTGCTGGTCTGATACAGGCAGTCAACAATACTCGCGGTGGCAAAGAGTTCTCGTTTGCTTTGGCTGGCGCAGAAGGTCAACGCCGTAATGGCTTAATCCAAGCTAGCCTATATGAAGATGCTGGCTCTACTGCACAGCAGACTGGTTACTTTAATGCAGCCGCTAAGATTGGTATGGCTGCTGTAAGCGCAGGTTCATTAGGTGGGGCTCCAGGCACGCCAGCCCCAGTTACAGACATGAGCACAGCTTGGTCTCCTCCAGCTTAAGGATTAAATAATGGCCACTCTCCCACTCTACCAACCTACAGGCTTTTTGCCTTTAGATATTCCACGTTTAGATCGTGCTGACGTAAAAGAGTCTGCCGCACAGCTGACTACGATTACATCTGCTTTGGATCGTGTGTCTCAATTTGCATTTAAGAAAGCCGAGGAGCAGGCTGAGAGAGAAGGCTTGCAGTATGGTGCAGAAAACCAACCTAGCGCAGATCAGGTTATAGCTGCTGTTCAAGGTGGCAAAAGTCCTCAAGAGCTATTTGCCCAGCCTGGCACTACTTTTGGTAATGCAGCTCGTAAGGTACAGGCCGTTCAGCTGCGTAATGAGCTGGAGGTAAAAGCTCGTAATGAGTTCTCGCGCCTTAGCGGAATGATTGAGGGTGGCTCATTTAACCTTCAAGAAGTACAGACTCAGATTAAAGCGATTACCGATGGATACGGCAGAGCTATCTCTAGCATATCTCCAGAAGAAGGCCTAAAGTTTAGGGCATCTGCTGGTAGCGCTGGAGCTCCTGTATACGCTAAAGCATCAGACCGTGCATATAAGATTTACGCTGAAGGCGTTAAGGCTAATGCGGATGACTTAATCTCCCAAACCCCTATTATTATTGCGGATCTTATTGCAGTAGAAAAAGATCCAGTATTGCTAGGTGAGCGTATCTTGATTGAGCGTCAACGGGTATTTGATATTGCAGCGCAAACAAACGATCCACAGTTCTTTGCTGAGAAACGGGCAGACTTTGACCGTGCCTTGATGGGTGCGATTGTAGATTACACAGCCACCCCAGCTTTTGCTAAGAATCCTGTAGAGGGATTGCGTAAGATGCAGGCTGGCGACTTTGGCCAGTTAGACCGTGTAATGACTCGCGTTAATAAAGACAAGCTAATCAAGATGTACGTAGATCGCAATGGCGAGATTGCTACAGCATGGAAACGCACAAGTGAATTAAATGCAGCTACAAATATTGACGTAATGAACGGTATTGAGGATGAGTTCTACGCTGGCCGCATTAGTGGCACACAAGTATTAAATCAGGCTAAAGCATTAGGGATTACCCTACCAGACGAAAAGCGCAGGGCTTTGATTGGCGGCGATGGCGCTGGCTCAAGCGCACAGCTCTATGGTCAACTTGAATCATTAGCAGATCGTCAAATGGTTGGCGAGTCTTACTTTGATAATTTAGCTACCAATAAAGTAATTAGCTGGAAACAGGCTAATACCCTTAAAAAGCAAGTACGCAACGACAATCCTGAGATGAGTCGCGCCCGTGAGTTTATTCGTAACTCATTAGGCGTACCCGATATGATGGCCCCTGGCTTTGGTCAAGAAAAGAAAACTGTTGCTGATTTGAGTACACAATTACAGATTAAGCAATCAGAGGCTAGGGCAGCTGGCGAGGCGTTTAATCCTTTTGCCGAAGCTCAGATATTAGTTAAGGGCGAATCAGCCCAGCTCATTATTAAAGCAAACGAGAATAAGCAAAAACGTATTCAAGATAAGTTTACTAAGCAGGGCGTTAATTACGATCCAAGCAAATCGTATACTCAAGAAGATTTAAAGCGATTGGGTTTTAATAACTCTGATGTAGCGCTTATCGATAGAATCCAAAAGGGTAAATAAGATGCTAGATGAACTTTATATGCAAGACCTAGCCAACGCCATGAAGATGCCAGCAGAGCCTTTGCCTGTTGGTACGGTAACGGTATCTGCGCCTGAGCCTGAGATGGCTGGTATGGATAAGGCTTTTGTTGGTACTCGTTTAAATGTACCTAAGCCTGGACAACCTACCCAGCAAGATAGAGAAAAGATGGCTGTTGGCCTACTAGATACTTTGGCTGGCGCATTGCGTGGTGCAGCTGCACAGACTATTGGCTTGCCCGGCGATATTCGCTCAATCTTAGATATGATTAATCAAGAAGGCGCAGAGAAGTACTTGGGTAAGGCTGTGCTGCCAACGACAGAAGAAATGCTGGCTGGCGATATGTTGCCGCCAGTATTGAAGGAAGGCGTACCAAATCGTGAGGAGCGCCAAAAGGCAGTAGATGTAGCTCAAGAGGTTGGCACATTCCTACCAGCTCCAGGCATCCCAGAGGTGGCAATAAGAGGTTCTAAGGCCGTTGCAAAAACTGTAAAGAAGGCTACTAAAAAATGAGTATTCCATCCCTAACCGAACGCTTAGATGACCTATCCTCTGCGGATAAGGAGTCTGCTCAGATAGTACCTCCTGAGACTCGCTTAGACGAGCTTATACCCCTGACTGATGCTGGCCAAGAGTTTGAGCCTACGCAAGTTGCGGGGATTGGCGGTATGTTGCGTAAGGCAATTAAAGAGGCTCCTCCACGCACAGAGCGCCCTATACTCCCAGAAGGTGTAGAGCAGGGCAAGGTAGGCCAGTCGCAAGTCATTCGTGAAACAGGCGCTAAGGGTGAAGTCATTGTTGAGACCGCACCTCAGATGCCTACTACGGGTAAACCCTCACCTACTCCCACAGAGAAGGCAGCAGGCGTACCTGAGACAGCGTTTAACTTGGATATGATCCAAGATGAGGATGGGGTTAAGCAGTTTATCGAGGCGACTGCAAGAGCATACGGCGCAGATAAGATTGAAAAGATTAGCTATAAGCAGATGGCAGAGCAGCTATCTACAGAAGGCTACGATGAGGGCTTTATAGCCCGTATAATCGATCCATTGCAGGCGACTAAGGCTAGCCCTCAAGATGCGTACAAAATGCAGCTAGCGCTCGTTGACGCAGGTAAGCGAGCCTTTGATTTAGGTGAGCAGGTTAAAGCAGCTAAAGCTACTGGCGACCTAACTCCAGAGCTAACCTCTGCTTTTATGCAGGCAGTATCTTTAGAGGGTACTCTAGTCAAAGCAGTACGTGGCCGCCAGGCTGATATTGCTCGCACTCTCGGTATCTTCTCTCAGGCCCGTCAATCCAGCGCACAGCGCGGACAGATGCTTGAGGCAATTATGAATGAGGCTGGCGGCATTGAGTCAGTACATGACTTTGCTAGCAAGTACACAGCTCTATCCAGCAGTTCTGCTCGCGCCAATATGTCAGAGAGCGGTTATGGCAATACCCTAAAAGGTACTTTCAATCGCCTAACTGACATGACGATGAGCACATGGATTAATGGCTTGTTATCTAACCCCACAACCCACGCTAAGAATATTGCAGGTAATACCTTCTTTGGTGGGCTACAAATCCCAGAGCGAGCCCTTGCGTCTGCTATAGGGAAAACCCGTAACTTTATGTTTCAAGGTGGTGAGGAAGCTATCTCCGGTAACGAGGTTTACGCACAGGCTATGGGCTTTTTGCAGGGTATCCGCGAGGGCGGTGAGATTGCTGCGCGTGCGGTAAAGAGCAATACTCCTACCGATCCATTCCAAAAGATTGAGGCAACGCGCTTAAATCGCCAGCCGTTTGAGGCAGACTTTGGTGATTCAGATACAGGTAAAGCAGTCAGCGGAGCATTGAATTACTGGGGTAAGTTCGTTACTTTGCCGGGTCGCGCCCTAATGGCTGAGGATGAATTCTTTAAAGCTATCGGCTACCGCATGGAGCTGAACGCTTTAGCTACCCGCGAATCAGAGAAGATGTATAAGTCGCTAGTAGATAGCGGTATAGATCCTGATAACGCTGCTCGTCAATCGGCTGACTTTATGGCTGGTATGCTGGCTAATCCTACGGCAGATATCCAAGACGCTGCTATGGGTGTATCGCGTACCGTTACATTTACCCGTGAGCTGGAGCCAGCATTGCAAGGTATCCAACGTGCGGCTCAGAACCCATTAATTAAGATGTTTGTACCGTTTATTAAAACGCCTACGAATATTGCTTTAGAGGCTATTACTCGCACACCCGGTCTAAACTTTGCTAGCCCACGGTTTTGGGGTGACTATAACGCAGGCGGTATCCGCAGGGATCAGGCCATTGCTAGGGTTACTCTTGGCGGCGCTATGATTTACTCGGTATCTGCTGGCGTATTTGAGGGGCGCGTTACAGGCTACGGCCCTATGCGCTTAGAGGATAAGAAGGCTTTAGAGGGTACAGGCTGGCAGCAGTTCTCCTTTGTATTTGATACTAAGGATGTATCTGAGGAGATGATGGCCAAGTTTGAGAAATTAACTACCGTTTCCCGTGGCCCAGACAAGGTGTATATCTCCTATGCCGGATTGGAGCCTATTGGAACCTTATTGGGTATTGGCGCTACATCAGGCGAGTATGCTCAGATGACTCCAGGCGGTGAGGACTTAGATAAGCTAATGATGGGTGGCGCACTAGGGGTTTACCAGTACTTGTCTGAGCAACCTATGTTAAGCGGATTTAATGATATTCAGAAGGTGTTTAGCTCTGGATCTAAGGATGGCCCTACGATTCTGTATGACTTAATCAACGCATCTAGCAAGCAGATGTCTCAGTTCTTGATTGGTGGTTCACCATTAGGGGCGCATAGTTCTTTGGTTGCTGGCGTTGAACGAATGGTAGACCCAAGTAGGTCAAGCACTTTGCCTGCTGAAATGAGCACTAAGACAGGCATTATTGATCCAGCTGTACGGGGTTTCTACAGCGCAGTTCAGTACTACAAGTCACGCAATCCTTTGACCTCTGATAGCCTGCCACGGGCCTTAGATCCGATTACGGGTGAGGTTGAGATGGTTGGCAAGGGTAAGCTCTATGAGATGTTTAACCCATTTAAAGAGTCAAGCGGCAAGTACAACCAGGCTAAGGCTGTGCTGGTAGCCTATGGCGTACCCATGTATATCCCTAAGAAGTCTATTGATGGCATCCAGCTATCGGCTACTCAATACAACCGCTGGATTGAGCTGGCCACGCAAGATGGCGCTTTACAGGATCAGATTGCCTATCTTGGTGAGTCTGAAAGCATACAGAACCTAGCCTCACAAGACTTAGGCAAGGCTCAGGCCATCATCTCTAAGGTGATATCGGATGCCTACTCTAATGCAAAACAGATGCTCATTGCTGAAGATCCCGACTTATTTGACGCAATGCGGGAGAACGATGAGTTCAAGCGGGACTACGGTAAATTTAAACGCTAGATTTTTTTAGCAAAATCAGATAGATTCAGACTAAGTTAAGGAAAGAATATGGCAGATTATCCAATTTCAAATGTACCTCGCAGAGTCCAGTATGTGAACTCTGGAGTAGGGCCATACGCTTTTGCTTTTGAAGTGCTCACTCAAACCGATATCGCTGTATATCGCGGCAGCACAAAGTTGGTTTTAACTACAGATTACACCGTAACGATTAACGCAAACGGTACTGGCTCGGTTACATTGGTAGCTGCTGGTACAGGCAACATTACGATTGTAGGCGCTAGAGCCATTCAGCGCTCATCCGATTACACGACTGGCGGCGATCTGTTCGCTAGCACACTAAACACAGACCTAGACAGTCAGACAATTTTTAGCCAGCAATTAGCTGAGGATGTAGACCTATCTATCAAGGTACCAGTCTACGCACCTAGCGCTACTGGCCTTACAGTCAACCCAGAGGCTAACAAGATTTTGGGCTGGGATTCAACTGGTGCAAATTTAATCAATATTGATGCTAGTACATTAGCCAGTATTGCAGTATACGCAACGGCCTACGCTGATGTGTTTGTAAGCAATGGCGCAACGGTAGCCTATACGCTAACCCGAAATCCAGGCAGTATCTATAACTTAGATATCTCTACCGATGGCGTAACTCAAGAACCAATACGAGATTACCTATTGTCTGGTTCTGTCGTTACATTTACTAGCGCAATGCCACTTAACTCGCGCATTGTAATCAAGTACAAAGAAGGCCTGCCAAACGTAACCGCTGACTCGCAAGATATTCGCTATCTGCCAGCAAGCTCGTCAACCATAAGAAACGTACAGGCTAAGCTGCGTGAGACGGTTAGTATTTTAGATTTTGGTGGCGTAGGTGATGGAGCAACAGATAATACTGCGGCTATGCAAGCAGCCCATAATACAGGAAAAGTTGTTTATTACCCCGCAGGAGAATATAGATTCTCTAACACTATTAATGTTGCATTGGGTGGTATTCTTGGTTCTGGACTTGGCACAACTTTTCTTGTAAGTACAAACACATCAAATAGTAATTTATTTAATTACACCGGCACAACAGCAGGGTATTTTAGTGGATTTCAAATACAGGCGCCGCTTGCAAAAACTGCTGGCGCAGCATTTGAAGTTGTAACCGCTACAAACGATAACGCCTATTCTGTTTTTGAAAATGTAAACTTTAATCAATTGCCTGTTGGCATTAGTTTTACAAAAGCGCGTTTATTTAAAATTATTGGGTGTAATTTTATAAGCTACACCGTTGCAGGTTGTTTGGTAGCAAATACTGACAATAACGACGCAGGCGACAGCGTTATTAGCAATTCTACTTTTTATGGCGGTTCGCCAACGGCGCACGGTATCGTGCAATATTCTTCTGGCGGTTTAAAGATTATTGGCAATAAATTTAACGATGGCGCAACAGCGTATTTTTTAAATTACACAGTAACAAGCGCAACTTCAATATTAATTATTGACGGTAACTCTATAGAAAATATGGTTAGCGCAGCTATTTCATTACAAAGTTCAGTTGCTTCTTCCTTTACGTTTAATTTTGTAGCCATATCTAACAATGAAATAGCCATTTGCGCTAACGGTATTACAACAGATACAACTGGTTTTATTTCCGAGATGAGCGTTACAGGAAACGTAATAAATGTGTCTGCTAGTGGGGCTGCAATAGCCTTAGTTAAGGTAAATAATTTTACTATTGGTGAAAATACATTTAATGGCCCAGGTGGAACTGTGGGCATTAATCTTGATACTTGCACTAATGGAAAAATAGGTTCAAATTCTTATGCAACAGCCACACCTTACGCAATTTTTACCTCAACTGTAGCTGTTCAAAAAGATGAACAAACAGGAAGCGTAACAACTGGATTGGCTACCCTTGGGCTTGGCGCGCTTTATAATTCTGCGGCGACAACAGTAACCTTTCCTA